CTGGTAAGTGGGGAGCTACTTATGATATTGATCTAATTCCTTTAGTTCAGTTAACAGTTAACTCACCTCTAGACACTTCTACTCTATAAATAGAGAGCAGTAGGTCTGCATAATTAAGCCTCACTTTCGGGTGGGGCTTTTTTATGACGCTATGATGGGAGAGATATCTATTTATTGGACTGTGGCTGCAACAATTAGTGCCACCTTAAAAGGGGAAAATTCTAATAGCTACGTAACTTTGGCTGAAGCTGATAGTTATTTTGAGACTGTCCCAAACTCTTCAACGTGGACAGACAAAAGTGATGATGCTAAGAACAGAGCTTTGATTTCCTCTTGCCGATGGATAGATAGTCTCAATTATTACGGTGATAGATGTGAAGAGGAACAAGCTCTCAAATGGCCCCGAAACAATTACGAGGTCGATAATGTTGAATTGGTATGCACAGCCATACCTAAAAACATCAAGTATGCACAGTACGAATTGGCTAGAGCACTGGCGAATGAGACTGACGCTGTTACAGGAAACAAAGGAACTGATGGAAATATTGAAGAAGTTAAATTAGGAGAAATCGAGGTTAAGTATGCGAGAGATAGCCAAGGTACAGGGACAGTAAATAACATCTTTGATGTTTACCCTTGGTTACAAAGCTATTTAGGTGCTTATTGCTTAGGTGGCTCTGGTAGTTATCAAGTCAGAGTTGTGAGAGGTTAATCATGGCAGGATCACTCGACACTGCACTCAAAAGTATTGCTAAACAGGTTGTTGCTAATCTTGGCACGTCCTTAGATACAACGATTACTTATAACCGTAAGGTTAAGAGTAGTTATCGTATTGAAACGGGTGAGCAGCATGTTAGTACGACTTCTTATTCGGATATTAAAGTTCCGATTGAATTTATTAAGGCAGAGGAAGATACTGGTCGGGAGATTAGACAGGCCAAACTGTACTTAACACCTGATCTTATTGGGGGTAGTCAGCCTACTTTTGATGATGAGATTGTTTTAACTTATGCAGGAAGTACAAGAACAGCTCAAATAGTCGATATAGACACAAGAGGGGGTGGACAGGTGTATCTATACACAATAATTGTTAAGTTCTAATGGCTAAGTATAGGAATCGTAAGACTGCTAAGGGTTTTGCGAAAGGTATGGAAGATGATCTTCTTAATCAAATATCTTCTCAGTTTAATGACTTGATTAAGGAAACGATTAATGATCTTACCTTCGGTAGTTACAACGGTAGAAGAATAAGTCCCATTCTTACTGGTTTCTTCTCTTCTAGTTGGAAAGCAAGTACAAGTGAGATAGCTCTAACGGATGAACGTGCCAAGGTTCCTCGTTGGGCAAAAATAAAAACTGTTTATGACCCTAATCTGAACAAAACAGTGTTAGCCCCTGGACACACTGCTCATTCTGCTATTAGGCACTACATTCCTAAGAAGTTTAGGCTTAATCAGTCTGTTTACATAGGTAATACTGTTGCTTATGCCCCTGAAGCTCTAGTTTCCCCTAAAAGAAATATAATCCCCTACTTACTAGGGGTTGGCGGGCTATCCGATAAGATTGATCGTATATTTACTGATAAGCGGCCTGATTTACAGGTCGGTTCCAGGCGAGATCCCTCTGGTCGCTCTGTTGCTTACGACTCCTTCTGATTATGACATTAGTTAACACCAGAGCTGCTTTTGAAAAGGCTGTTACGGACACTGTTTTGGACTCGAATCCAAAAGTCAAGTTCGTCTATGACAATGTTTCGTATGTAGCTCCAGGCAAGTCAATAACTTACATTATTTTGTCTGTGAATTTCGGACAATCAACGATACAGAATCAGGGAGCTTCGAGCGACTTTTACTCCGGCTTTATTCAGTGCAGCATCTACGTGCCAAAAAATAAAGGCACTGCTGCCCTGGCACGTATTAGTGAATTGGTTGTAGATGGGTTGATTTCAGTCAATTCCAGCACTTATGTAGATACATATAGTTGTAAACCTAGGGTTAAAGATGTTGTTGGACCTGGAGGAGTCGATGTTGAGGATCAGTCACATTACTTGGGTGTTATCACTTGTCAGTTTTCGGCAAACGCCTAGTATAATATTAATCTAGAATATACCCTTTTATGGCTAAAGCTATCGAATTACTCCGCAATAACTTTGGAGTAAGCCAGTTATATCAACATGATGTAGTAAAGAACGGGGAGACTATTCTCTCTATTTACTGGAATCCTTTAACGATTGCAGAGAGGGAATCTATTCAGAAAAAGAGCAGTAGTGATGATGCGAATGAGTTCGCACTAGCTCTAATGATTCAGAAAGCATTAGATGAAGGTGGTAAGCGTTTATTTCAGGATGGGGATAAGGCAGCTCTAAGAAGGGAAGTAGAAGCTGCTGTTTTACAGGAAATTCAGTTAGCGATGCTCGAATCTGGAACAGACAAGGAGGTAGAAGAAGCTAAAGCGGAATTGAAAAGCTAACGGCCTCTGGTATTTCATGTTTTCCTTGGCAAAGGAATTGGGGATGACTGTTTCTCAGTTATCTAATGAATTAACGATGGAGGAGGTGATTGGTTGGTCGGGATATTTTGCTTTAAAGAATGAACAAGATGAACGTGAGAAAGACAGAGTGCAGAATAGTGCTGCTAGTCGTGTCCAAACAAGGTAAAGTAGTAGCAGTTCCTTAAAAGGGTTAGGAGTGGCTGCTAATTATACGAGGCAAATAGAATTTAAGGTTAATGATCGTGCGATCAGACAGTCTACGGATCGCATAGTTAAAAGTCTTACTAGCATAGAGAAAAAGTTAGATGTAATATCTAAAGCATTTGAAAAAGCTAGTGCAAGCACAAAGAAGACGAGTACCGCCTTAAATGCGTGGGAGAAAGGTATTGTTGCCCTAACTAGGCCCTTAGTAAAGACAGTTAAAGATTTTGGGAAGCTCGAAACTTCTATAAAAGTATCAGCTAAGGCACTAGCAGAGTTAACTAGAGGTAAGGGTTTAACAGGGTTGCAGTCTCTATTAAGTGAGGCATCTAAAGCTCAAAGTTTACTATTAACTACTAATTCTGGTTATGTTAATGCTCTTAAGGCGACACTTAAATTAGAGGGGGATATTAATTTTGAGTTAGTAGCCAGGCAGAGAATACTAGATGACTTAAATAGGAGACAAGGTATTACAGGAGGACCAGGAATAAGTGGGCTTAGGAAATCTTTATCGGAGCAGCAAGCAATACTAGACAGGATGTTGTCTAGTCAGGGCGGCTACTTGAATCAGGCTAAGAGAGTTAAGGACATAGAAGGGTTGATAACGCAGGAGATGAAAGAGAGAGAAAGAATAATGGGCAAATTGGTTACTAAACAAGAGTTCTTAGCAAAAATGGGGAGGGGAGTTGGAAAAGCGGCAGGAAGGGCCGCACAGGGTATAAGACCAGGCAGAGGTATAGAGGCTAGAGGTTTAGGGCTTGCTGGTTTAGGTGTAGCAGGTGTTGGTGTCCATTCGGGACAAATGGCTGCGGGTATAACACCTAGTGTTATGACTCCTATTGCTTCAGGTGTCGGTGGTGTAGCAAAAGCAATGGGGCTTGGGGCAATAAAAGGCGCATCGTTCTTAGGTGTTTTAAATGCTATAGGTGCGGCAGCGATGGCACAGCCTCAACTAATCGGTCTATATGCCACGGCCCTGCTTATTTGGGGAAATAGAGTAAATGAGATTGCTGTTGGCCCAATAAAACTATTCCATAAGGGTTTATGGGGATTAGGTAAGATGCTCGCTGAAACTCATAGGCCCGTCAACAAGTTAAAGGCTGGACTAAAGAGTTTTAGTAGGGAGAGCCTAGAACCTTTAAATACGAAGTTTGAACAGACAACAAGGGGGGCTAAAAAGTTTGAGATAGCTTTAAATGGTCTAGCTAGGGCAAAGGAACGGTTAGCTAAGACTAGAAAACAAATAGCGGGTAGCGGTTTCTTAGATTTCGATGCGAAGGCGAATAGAATACAAATGGAAACGTCGGCAATGGCAAGCCCTGAAGGACAAGCATACAAAGAAAGGAAATGGTTAGATAGGGTACAGGATAGGATAAGGGCGAAGAGAGAGGTTCAACGTACCAGAGGCTTAACTATTGAGGAAAGAATTAATGAGGTGTTGAGGAAGAGAGGAAAGATTATGACAGCTAACGGTAAAATAGAAAATAAAAATAGAATATTCAAAGGAGGCGTAGGCGGGGCCGCTAGTAGCGCAATGATTGGTGGTGGCTTCCCGCTACTATTTGGTCAAGGTGGGGCTTCTGCTGTAGGTGGTGGTATAGGTGGTTTAGCAGGTGGAGCAATTGGAGGAGGATTTGGTTTTGGACTTTCCATCGTTGGTACAGCTTTGGGGCAGTATCTTACTGTGGCAGACCAGTTTCAAGAATCCTTAGGAGGACTAAATGAGTCTATTAAGAGGGTAGGTGGATCGTCTGGAATTACTGCGGAACAAATAAAGAAAATGGGAGAAACCTTTGGTATGTCTAAACAGGAGGCTGTGGAGGCTATGGATGTATTTAAGAGGTTCGGGGATGATGCAGGTATTCTTTTCAGAATGTTTGGTGATAATCCTGCTGCCTTCAAAAATTTAACAGGGATGCAAGACCTTCAGGGTGTGCTGGCTGCGATAAGCGGAATAGAAAACGAAATTAGTCTAGAGAAGGAGTTTCAATTAAGGGTAGATGCTAAAAGAGGAAATCTAGCAAAGGTGAGATTAGAGGTTGAAAGAATAACTATGGAGATTGCTTTTGGTAGAAGAAAGTCCGCTTTAGAGGAAATAACAATACTGGAAGTATTGACCCAGGCGATGTCTAAAACTATTGATACATTAACCTTTGGGCTCAAAGGTTCTAAGAGCGTTATTGATTTACAAAAGGAAGGCTTAGAGGAGCTAGCACAAGATGTAGCAAACTGGGAGAAAGTTTGGGATAGATTATCTAAGAAGTTGGATAAGATGGCTTCAGGCGAATCTTCAGTAGACAAGATAACAAGTATGTATAAACAGATGGGTAAGACAATAGAAGATGGGGTAGTTAACTCTATTGAAGGTGCAATTAAAGGAACAAAGACTCTAGGTGAAGTCGCAAATAGCGTATTTAACCAATTAGCAAGTCAGTTCTTGAGGTATGGGATTAATTCAATTCTTGGGGAGATTCCCTTAATAGGGAAGATGTTTAAAGCTGATGGCGGCCCAGTATCAGGTGGATCTCCCTATATTGTTGGAGAAAAAGGGCCGGAGCTTTTTGTTCCTAATTCAAGCGGTAATATCGTTCCAAATCATGCAATGGGAGGTTCAATGATTGTTAATGTAGATGCTTCTGGTTCGTCAGCAGAAGGTGATGATGATAGAAGTAGACAGTTAGGAGAACTTATTGGCGCTGCTGTTCAATCAGAAATTATTAGACAGCAAAGACCTGGAGGTACACTTTATTAATCATGGCTAATTTCCCTGCAATCACTCCAACATACGGAGCAGCAAAGACGAGCAAACCAAACATGAGACAGGTGCAGTTTGGTGATGGTTATGCACAAGTCATACGCTTTGGTCTTAATCAAAACCCAAAGACATGGAGTTTAAGGTGGGAAATTTCTGAGACAGATGCAGACACGATAGAAACCTTTTTAAATGCCAGAGCTGATGATGGTGCGACTTTTGGTTGGACACCATTAGATTCTTCTACTTCTTATAAGTGGCGTTGTTTCGCTTGGACTAAATCATTAATTTATAAGAATAGAGTTTCTCTTAAAGCAACATTCGTTCAGTATTTTGAACCATAAATGGCAGTAGCAGCTTGGTCACAGAACACCGCATATAGTCTCGGTGATATAAGACGACCTTCTTTAGTTCCTGTAGATGGTCTGTTCTTTAAAGTTACAACGGCTGGAACAAGTGCTGCAACGGAACCCGTATGGGCAAGAAGTATAGGTGAAACAACCGCAGATGGTACTGTTGTTTGGACTGCAATTAGTAGTGTATATGAAGATATTTCAACATTAGCTCCAAATACAATTATTGAGCTGTTTGAGATGCAATTAAGTAACGATTTACATGGTAGTACAGATACATATAGGTGGCATAATGGATGTAATGCCAATGTATCTGGCAACATTACTTTTGCGTCTCAGGCTTATACAAGGCAACCTATAGAAGCTAATGGTTTCACTTACTCAATGAAGGGTACTCTTCCTAGACCAACATTGACAATTGGCAATGCTGGAGGTGTGATGACAACATTATTGCTTTTAGTGAATGATGAAACTGTAGGTAATGATCTTGGTGGAGCAACAGTCAGACGAATTAGAACATTAAAGAAATTCCTCGATGGAGAGTCTGGAGCTGACCCCAACGCTCGATTTCCTACAGAGATTTGGTACGTTGATAGGAAAGCTTCTGAGAATAGGAACGTTGTTGTGTTTGAGCTTGCTAGTGAGTTTGATCTACCTAACACACTCGTACCAAGGAGACAGTTGATAGGAAATATTTGTCAGTGGGGTTATAGGTCTTCTGAGTGTTCTTATACTGGTAGTAATTATTGGAAGGCAGATGATTCAACGGCCTCCTCTTTAGCTCAAGATGTATGTGGTAAACGGGTTAGTTCTTGTAAGTTAAGATTCGGAGCTAATGGGGAGTTGCCTTTTGGTTCGTTCCCAACAGCAGGACGTACACAGTGAATATATCGGAAGCGATCCAAGAGAAAGCTCTCGTACATGCCAAAGAAGATTTCCCTAGAGAAAGTGTTGGTTTAATTCATGTCGTCAAGGGAAGAGAAAAGTATTTTCCTTGTGAGAATATTGCTGATGAACAGGATTTACATTTTGTGTTAAATCCAGATGATTACATTGAAGCAGAAGAGAAAGGAGAGATTACTGGTGTTATTCATAGTCATCCAACAACAAACCATGCACCTAGTCCTGCTGATTTAGTTGCATGTGAAAAGTCTGGGCTACCTTGGCATATTGTTAATCCAAACACAGAACTATGGGGGTACTGTGAGCCTTCGGGGTATGAATTACCTTATGTTGGAAGACCTTTTTTCTATGGGGTTATTGATTGTTATAGTTTGATTCGAGACTTCTATAAACGAGAGTTCAATATTGAATTGACTGACTACAACCGTAAGGATCGTTGGTGGGAGCGTGGTGAAAGTATGTATTTAGATCACTTTAAGGATGAGGGATTTGTAGAGATACCTGTAGAAGAGATTGAATATGGATCGGTTATTTTGATGCATTTGGAGGCTAGTGTTCCTAATCATGGTGGTATTTATATCAATGACAATATGATTTTGCATCATGTTCAAGATAGACTGAGTTCACGAGATCTTTTTGGTGGTTACTACCAAAAGAACACTGCAAAAATCCTAAGACATGAAAATCGTTAAGGTCTACGGAGCATTAAAGAAACGATTAGGTCAAGGTCGTTTTGAACTTGATGTAGCTACACCTGCTGAAGCAATAAGAGCTTTATGTGCAAATTTCCCTGGGTTGCAGAAGTGGATTGTTGATAGTGAACAGGATGGGATTGGTTATAAGGTAAAAGTCGGGAAAGAGTCTATAGAAGAAGATAATTTAGAGAATCTTCACTTCCCTTGGAGTGAGAGGGATGTATTTAGTATTACGCCTGTTTTAACTGGTGCTGGTAGAGGATTCGGGAAGATTTTGATAGGTGCTTTGTTGATTGGTGCGGCAATTATGTTTCCAGGTGCTTCATGGAGTTTAGGGGGGTTTAAAGCCGCTGCTGGATTTAGTGGTTTTCAAGCCGCTATAGGACAGATTGGAATAGCTGTAACACTCATGGGTGTAGCGGAGATGTTATCTCCTGTTCCACCTGGCCCACCTGGAGAAGCTGAACAGTTAGAGAGTTTTAATTTTAGTGGGGTTGTCAATACTTCCCGTATAGGAACTCCAGTACCAATTGCATATGGACGAGTCTTTGTCGGGAGTTCAGTCATATCAAGCGGTCTTGACGTCGATCAATTAATCTAATGCAACACATACGAGGTGCTGGTGGCGGTGGAAAGGGAGGGGGCGGCAATCATGTTCCCACCGAGGCTGATGATTCGCTCCAATCAGTTCAATACGCAACGGTTTTAGATCTTCTCTCTGAGGGTGAAATCCAAGGGCTAGATGATGGGTATAAATCAATTTATCTTGATGGAACGCCTGTTCAAGATGCAAATGGTAGTAATAATTTTGAAGGATATTCAATCGTTACAAGAAATGGGACTCAGGGACAATTACATATAGCAGCTTTAGATGGGACGGAGACTGAGCAATCAGTAGGGACTCAAGTTACTAATAGCACTTCAGTTACTAGACAGATAACTAATGTAAATACAGATCGTGTAAGAGTAACTTTAAGATTGCCTTCTCTACGTCAAGTAGAAGATGATGGTGATATTGTTGGGCACGAAGTAAGGGTTCAAATACAGGTTCAATATAATGGTGGTGGTTATAACACAGTTAAAGATGACACTATAAAAGGAAAATCTAGTAACGTATATATGCGGGATTATTTATTAACTTTAAGTGGTGCTTTCCCTGTAGATGTAAGGCTAGTAAGAGTTAGTGCGGATGACGCTGATTCAAAAACAACGAGTGAGACTTGGTGGAGTAGTTACACAGAAATAATTGATGAGAAATTCAAATATCCAAACAGTGCTTTAACTTATTTAAGGTTTGACTCAAGACAATTTAGCAATATTCCTGCTCGTAAGTATTTAATTAGAGGGATAAAAGTAAAGCTTCCATCTAATGCTTCTGTCGATACAACAACTCATTTAGGCCGTGTTACCTATAGTGGTGTTTGGAACGGTACATTTGGTGCAGCTACATGGTGTAATGATCCAGCTTGGTGTTTATATGACTTATTAATTTCGAGTCGTTATGGTCCATCAATTCCTGAAAGTACACTTGATAAGTGGGATTTCTATGCTATTTCTCAATACTGTAACGAGTTAGTTTCAGATGGTGATGGAGGTCAGGAACCAAGATTTGCGTGTAATATATTAATTAACTCTAGGAAAGATGTTTATAGAGTAATTATGGAGATGACCTCTTTGTTTAGAGGTATGAGCTATTACGGTGCTGGTAGCTTGGCAGTAATGCAAGACAAGCCTGTCGATTCACAGTATTTAATAGGTCCATCTAATGTAATTAATGGTGACTTTGAATATACAGGGGTATCTCAGAAAGCTAG